TAATCTGTTCTATTGGGGCATTTCCCTTGTGAGCAAGCTTGGCAAAAGTCCTTCTAAGGTCATGAGCAGCAATGTTAGGTGAATAGGTTTGGATCATCTTAAGAATAGAATCACCAGTCAACTTATTCCCTATAAGGTTATCACCTTTGTTGATGGAGACAAATAAGTAGCTATCTTCTGTATGCTCATAAACTTCTAACCACTTATCTATAAACGCCTTTACCCAACTGGCGATTGGCACACTTCTTACTTTATCTCTTTTACCTACGATATCTACAAAAACCCATCTACCTTCACGTTGCTGTAACTGGCTAACGACTAAACTGCATACTTCTTCTCTTCTGAGTCCACCACCAAACATAACCCCTAGTATAGCCCGATCACGCAAACCTTTTTTAGTTTCTAAGTTAGGCATACTGAGCATGTTTTCAACTGAGGTTTTATCTAACCAGTTGCCCAGCTTTTTACCCCGTTGGGGGATGCTACGAATATTCTTTATCCCATTATACGTTACATCATCTACTAAGCCATTTTGTAACGCTTCGTAGGCAAACTTCTTGATAGCGGCTAACCTTTGGTTTATAGATGAGACACTAACACCTTTTTCTTTTAAAGCTTGAATATGAGCGTTAACGGCTACCCTACTAAAAGACCCCTGGTTAGTCTCTAGATGAAAAGTTACATAATCATCTAGCGCTCGACCATATGCCCGTTTTGTGTTATCAGAAATAATGCTATCTAGCAACATACTTTTAACTATGCTTAGTGAGTTACTATAGTTTACTAACGTGTCACCCATCCTCGTTTTTTCCTCTTCACATAGCGATTGTTAATATCCCTTATCAATAGCTATTCTACCATAAAAAACTTAGAAGTCAAGCCCCAAAATCTCTAACACTTTTTGTTAGAACTGCTAGGATTTTGCTAGGATTTTGTTAGAACTTTCCTTAGTAATACAGTGGTATTGATAGGGTTTTTAAAGTTTCTAGCAGTTCTAACACTTCTAACAACTTTTTTGAGAGAAAATATATAAAACTAAACTTTATTTTTTTCTCTAGGTAGTGAAAAAAGTTGTTAGAACTGCTAGAATGTTAGAGTTGCTTTGGAACCCTATCAATACCATCATATTACTAAGGAAAGGCTCTAACAAAAATCCTAACAAAAAAGTATTCCTAACAAAACTATCACGATCATAAGAAAATAAACACTTATTTATTTTTCACTTAGTGTTTATGGTACACTATAGGTGTTCATGATATTTACTCTCTCTCTCCAAAACGAGTACTTTAGTAGGTATATATTTAGCTGCCAGCTTATCTACTAGAGTACAAGTTTTGTAAGATAGAAGGTTAACTTTATAGGTACACTAATAGATGACGGCAGTAGATAAACTAAAGCCAAAGCATAAGTTATTCCTTTATAAGTATCTTGAAACCCTAAATGGAACTCAAAGTTATATATCAGTTTATGGGTCTACTAACTATGACGTTGCTAAGTCCGGGGCACATAAGTTACTAAGTAGGGATGACATAAAAGCAGCACTAAACGAACTGGCTACGAATGATGTAGATCGGGATATTTTGGTACTCAGAATGCGGCAACTATTAGAGTTTGATCTAACAGAGTTACTAGACGAACGTTTCCAAGTAGACCTAAATAAGATACGTACAAGTGGGTTAGGTTGGGTAGTGACGGCTATTAAACCCACTGGTGAAGTAGTCCTAATAGACAAAAATAAAGTACTTGATATGTTAGCTAGGGTATATCGACTATATGAAGAAAGTGTTATCACCGTTAACTTAGATGGCAAGCTAACTATTGAGGACCAACTTAACTCTAAACTAGATGCTTTAGCGAGTGTATTAAACGAAAGTGCTTAGTATTGCAGAACAGTTAGCCCTTTTACCTAGTCACGATAGGGTTAGAGTCCTTAACGAGTTAGCACCTACCGTAGAGGAAAAAGAGAACCTACTTTATAGCTATAAGTTTCTGGCTAGACCAAAACAATACTTACCATTATTCGACCCATATTTATACTACATCATTTTAGCGGGTAGAGGTTTTGGTAAGACATGGACAGGTAGCCAAGCACTAATAAACTTAGCTATGCGTCAGCCAGTAATCTTAGGAGTCTCTAATAGTACTGCTAGAGATACTAGGGATACGAATGTAGAGGGTGGTGTTAGCTCTATTATTAAGATGTGCCCACCCTGGTTTCAAGGTAGATATAACTCTAGTAAGAACTTAGTCACCTTCCCTAATGGTAGTGTTATACATACCTTTAGCGGTGAAAAACCCGACAGTCTTAGAGGTTATCAGTTTCACTATTTTTGGGTAGATGAGTTTGCAAAGTATCGCTACCCAACTGATTTTATTGACCAACTGTTATTATGTATGCGTTTGCCAGAGTTGCCACCTAAGATAGTTATTACTACTACACCAAGACCTATCAAGACTTTGGTTAACCTAGTAGAAGACAATCGTAACTATGTGGTACGTGGCTCTACTTATGAAAATAAAAGTAACTTATCACCTATTTACCTTAGAGAGATTGAAAAGCGCTATGCAGGAACTAGACTAGGTAGACAGGAAATAGAAGCTGATATTCTTACTGATACCCCTGGTGCTTTATGGACTTACGACATATTAGAACGTAATAGGGCTACGGTAGATTATAACTCACTAGTCAAGATAGTAATAGGTGTAGACCCTGCCGTTAGTAGTACCACCAATAGTAACCAAACTGGTATTGTGGTAGCAGGGATAGACGAAAATAATATAGGTTATATTTTAGATGACCAGTCAGGTGTTTATACACCTACTGAATGGGCAGAGTTAGTAGTTAGGTTATATGACGACTATAAAGCCAACGAGATAGTAGCCGAAGTAAATAATGGTGGGGATCTAGTAGTATCGAATATTCAAACCCATACCAAGATACTTAAACGCCCACTCTTACCTGTAACAAAAGTATATGCTACTAGGGGTAAGTATTTACGAGCAGAGCCAATATCAACCCTTTATACACATGGGCAAGTTAAACACGTTGGTGTATTTGCAGAACTAGAAGATGAACTCTGTACTTGGGTTCCTGGTGAAAAAAGTCCAGATAGGTTAGATGCTTTAGTATGGGCACTAACAAAGTTGATGGTTAACAAAGATGAAGTGCAAGAGTTTAAAGATATAAAACTATGGTAAATAAAACATATGATAGGATTTAACCTAAGAAGTATTGACCCATCAAACCCACTATCGAGCCTAACAGAAGAGCAGCGTAACAAGTATGATGAATACACAGAGTTACGAAACTACTATAAAGGCGTTACTACCAAGTGGCTTAAACAAGATATTGCTAGGGATGGAACTGTTACTGATGATAACGTAAATATCAACTTAGCTAAACGAGTCGTCAATAAGGGGAATAACCTTCTATTCGGTAAGGGGTTAACTTGGCAGATTGATTCACTTAGGACTACACCAGAGGAACAGGTATTAGATTCTATTTGGGGTGGGTTAGAACGTAGGAATATGTTCCTAACAGAACTAGGTGTATCTGGTGGTATTTATGGGGATGTCTATATCCAAATACTTGTAGACAAGAACGGCAATATTAGCCTTAAATCCCTCAAACCTTCCTCTGTATTTATTACCCCAAATGACTATGACGATGACGCTGACCTTTTTGACATTAGGTGGAGCAAGTTAGGTCGTAACTATCGTTTACTCCACTACCGCAACGATAACGATACATGGGATTATTTAACGGAAGTATGGGAACGTAATAAGTGGGTATCCTATATAGAGCCTGTTACGTGGAACTATGATTGGGCTTTTATAACTCATGGTAAAAACCTACCTAACCCACATACCTACTATGGTCTTAGTGATTTAGATGATATTGAGATTAACGATACCATCAACCAAGTAGCCTCTAATATGAATAAGGTTATTCGGTTATTTGCCCACCCTGTTATTTGGGGTACTGGGTTTGCTAAGTCAGACCTAGACACTAGTGCGGTATTAATGTCGAGTAACCCACAAGCTAAGTTAGAAGCTTTGCAGCTCGCGAATGCGTTGGGTGATACACAAACCTTTTTTAAAACCCTAAAAAGTATCACAGCAGAGATTACAGGTATTCCAGAAAGTGACCCCGAAATACTAAACATCGGTACTAAAAGTGGGTTTGCTTTAGAAGTACTCCTTAACGATGCCATTTTAAAAACAGGTGTTAAGCGTAACTTTTATGGCGCTACTATTATAGAGACTAACCGACGTTTAGCAGAGTTATCAGGCTTTTCTAATGATGTTACTACAAAACTATTTTGGGCTAACCCACTACCAAAAGATGTAAGAGAGCAGATTGAAGAAGATACCTTTGCCTTAGAAAATAAACTTGTTAGTAAGAAGACCATCGCTACCAAGATTGGTTATGACTATGAGGCAGAACAAGAGCAAATAAGACAAGAGTCTACTAGTAACCTTCTACCTTTCTTTCCAGGGGAATAACTAACCCTTATGCCAACTATTTTTGATGCCGTAGCTACCCATAAAAAAGAACTAGTAGGTCAAGCTACCACAACGGTTACTAACTTAGTTGGGGCATATGAAACCGTCACTAAGGCATTAGATACTAGGATCACCAAACTAAACAGTGAGATATTAATAGCTCATACGAACGGTACATTATCCGTCAATAAAGTTCGTCAGTTAGTAGTTTATCAGGAACTTTTAAAACAAGTAGAAGATGAAGTATCGAAGTTTGGTGTTATAGCCGATTATGAAACCCGCAAACTATCTGCCTTAGCAATAACAACATCTGGCACTCATACACAGACCCTAGTTACTTCGATGATTCGTGAAGGGTATGTATGGGCTAACTTACCAAGTGAAAGTATAGAAACCTTATTAGGGTTCTTAGCAGATGATAGCCCATTGCACAATAACTTATTAGCTAAGTTAGGACCGACAGCAGTAGCTACCTTTGAGGATAGTTTTCTTAGTGGAATAGCTTTAGGATATAACCCAAATAAGACGGCAGGTATTATAGCTAACTCTTTAGCCCAGCCTTTATCTTGGGTAGCTCAAACGGTTCGTACCGCTCAGATGTATACCTATAGAGAAGCTAGTAGGGCTAACTATGCTGCTAATGGTGATGTAGTAGAAGGGTGGACTTGGTTTGCTACTTTAGGTCTAAGGACTTGTCCGGCATGTATTAATAACCACGGCAAGTTTTTCAAACTAGACCAACGTTTAAATGACCACCATAACGGACGTTGTTTATCTTTACCTAAAGTATTTGATGAATATGCAGTAGTAGATCAACGTGTAGTATCTGGTGAAAAGTGGTTTAACAGTTTATCACAAGCGGACCAAAGAACGATTATGGGTCCATCTAAACTAGATTTATATAAAACTGGTAGGGCTAAGTTTGAAGAGTTTTCCACAGTGTATTCTAACGCTATTTATGGCGATATGATAACCGAAGCTAAAGTCGGTAAGAGGTAAGTGATGTACGATCATGAGTACAAAGAAGAATCTATTAGATTAGTACACCCATTGACAGGAGCATTCATTTGTGAGTTGCACCCTGTAGGCTTGCTATTAGTAAGCACTAAAAACAAAAAGACGGCAATCGTTCGTCTACTTGATGTTTTAGATAAATGGGAAAGTTTATATGCAAGAAAAGAAAAAACCATTAGTGATGACTAAACAACAACTTGAATACGCATTAACCCCTTTTTGTATGGGTAAGCGTACTCTTTTAGATTTCGTGCAAGATATCTGGAATAGTTCTACCCCGTTACCAAATATGGGTAAAGGGCCAGATACTAAACTTATTAGCACGAAACTCTTCTATAGCTTTGCAAAACTTGTAGAGCAGGAGAATGGATAATATGGATCAAGATACAACCGCTACGGAAGAAATCTCTAGCGAAGATGTGAGTAGCGCTAGCACAGCTAGCCTTGAGGTAGAGCCTACCGTTTCTGATTCCGAAGATACTAAAACTATCGATAAGAAAAAACAGGCGTTTTCACAAAAGCAAGTAGATACCATCGTAGCAAAGCGAGTAGGCGAAGTAAAGCAAAAGTATGGTGACTATGATGAGTTAAAAGGTTTAGTAGAGACGTTAACTACTGAGCGTGATGAACTCCAAACTAAGTATGCTGAATCCCTTACCAAACTATATGAAACTAAGGGCACTATTGATACTGTGCAACTAGAGGCAGATTTAAAGGTAGCGGCTAATAAGGTTAACTTAGACTTTGACTTAGTAACCAAACTGATTGATTACAAAACTATTCAGTATGATAGCGAAAACAAACCCACCAATATTAGTGAGCTTATTCGTGGGATTGTAGAGAAATATCCAGGGTTAGTGCGTAAAGGACAGGTACAGACTACCCCTACAGTATCAGGTAATACACATACTGAAACCCCAAAGTTCACACTAAGTCCTGTCCGATCTAACAACTTCTTTTCAGGTGGTGGCGTAGTGCTTCCATCTAATCTTTCTAACGGTGAATAACAACTTATGGCTATTACAACTTCTGCCGCTCTAAACGGCTTATTTAACAACATCTACGAACGTGCTGTATTTGTTGCTCGTGAAATGAACCTAATGGTGGGGTTAGTCAGTAACTATTCTGGCAATACCTTTGCCCCACGTAACCTAAGTACCCGTCCACAAGTATCTGCTGAAAAAGTAGTTGATGGTGTGGACTATAATAACTCAACTACTTTTGGCCGTACATCGGTTGGAACCCTTACCCCTAGCCAAGCTATTGCGCAGGTTATCCTAACTGATGTTGATGTCGCTAATGACCCCGACAACGCAATGTTAGACGCTAGCCAAGAAATGGGTGCTGCTATTGCTACTGGTATTGATGAAGACCTTGTAGCACACTTTGACGACTTCACTACTGATGTCGGTCCTGGTGCTGGTAATGCTGCTACTCTTGCTAAAGTAGCTGTTGGTGTATCTGTCCTACGTGGTCAGAAAGTCAGCGGTATTATTAGCGTAGTTTTACACCCTTATCAATGGCATGATATTTGGGTTCTTCTAGGGCAACCTAGCGCAAACCAAGCTCTATTAGGTGATGTCGCTAACGAAGCCCTACGCCAATACTTTGTTGGCAACTTTGTTGGTGCTAACTGGTTCACTTCAGCAAATATTACTATTGATGGTAACGCTGATGCTATTGGGGGTATTTTTACTCCAGAAGCCCTAGCTTTCGATAGTCGCCAAGCACCAACACTAGAACCCGAACGTGACGCTAGCTTACGTGCATGGGAAATGAACATGGTTGCAGGATACGCGACGGGTCTAGGGAAACGTCCTAACTTCGGGGTAAAATATACCTCCGATGCAACAACCCCTAGCTAGTATTTTTTCATAAACTATAAAATCCTTACTAGAATATGTTACAATATATATATCTAGTAAGGTCTTTCACAGGAGAAAAAACCTAAATGTTCGGTTCACAAAATATTAAAAGTGTAAACGTTTATCTAACTGGCGACCCCGCTGCCGATGACGTGCTACCAGTTTTCGTAGCTCCACAAGCGGTTCGTATCGTTAGTGCAAAAGCCGTTTCAACAAATGGGTTAGCGGCTGATGGTACAAACCACTTTGCCCTAACTCTACATAATCGTGGTAGTGCTGGTACAGCTACCCAAGCTATTTCAGATGCTATTGGTGGTACTGCTGGTTGGGCTGCTTTAACCCCAACAGCCTTTACTATTGATGCAGACTATGAAAATATAGCATCAGGTGATTTGATCGGTGTTAGCTATGATGAAAACGGCACAGGCACGTTTACAGCTATGCTAGTACAGATTGATTACTTAGTTGGTCAAGGCTAAAAAACCTACTTAGGGTAGTAAGGGAAATATCCTTTACTACCCGCTTTTCTTAGAGGTGGTACAAAATGGAACCAAGAAAAAATCTTATAATGGGTACAGTCCTTTGTGATGTCAATGTACTAAGCGATATAAAACTATATGCTGGTAAACATT